ATAATGATTTTAAAAATTATAAGTACAATAATTACTTTCCAAATGAAGTTGAGTGTAAATTACCTTATAAAAAAACAAACTACTTACTCGAAGATACAATAACAATAAAAACCCACGATATAAAAAATATACTTAGTGATATATTAAAAGAGGGAAATAATGACAACGCAAGCAATGAAATAAATACTGAAAGTATAATAAGTAATAAAAATAAAAAATTCATATTTGGTCCTGAGAGCATTTATATAAGCATACTTCTATCAAATAGTCTTAACATACCATGTTTTCCTTTTTCTATTGTTATCAATACTATTGAAATAAAAAAAGAAAATGAAACTGATAAAGATAAAGGTAACGTTCAAAAAATATATGGTAAAACTTCCAAAAATATTATTAGTTCATTATTTTCTACTTTTTAAGTTTTTAAAAATAACACTACCATTTATTTTTATTCACTTTAATTTTTGGACCTTGACCTTTACGTTTAATATTTGCAGGGTCGTACTGTTCTTCCTCATCATCAGAATGAATATCCTTAGACATTTCCCAGAATTCTTTTGCTCCTAGCTTAAACGGACCATGTGTTTGCGCTTTATACCAAAAAATCTGGTCATGTAGCTTATTCGACTTTGCATTGTTATTAATTACCAAGCATTCAAAGTTTTCAGTACACTGGTCCATAACTTGACAAAAACTTTCAAATGTTGGAAACATACCCGCATAGTTTTCATATATTCTTTTACGATTACCAATATATGGTTCACGCAAGATAAAAACATAATCAATGTTTGTTCGCAAATTTGGCGGAATACCTAGAGGATACTGCATCGTAATCACCAACATAATCTTCCAGTGACGTCCGTTCATAAACAGTAGACGCATCATTACGTCTTTTGTCCACTTATTATCAAAAAGACAGTCATCTAATACTACAAATGTACGAGGGTCAATCGTGCTTCTTTTATATGTTTCAATCTCCTTTTTCACTTGTTTTAATACGGCTTTTTGCCTTTTTAAAATATTTTCTATAATTGCTGTATTATATGCATCATGAATAAATAATTTAGGAACATGCTCACCAAAGAAACCGTTACCTGCTTCAGTACCTGATATAACTGTGCCGATAGGAATATCCTGATGGTAATACATTAAGTCTTTTACTAAAAAACTTTTACCAGTATCACGGCGCCCAATAAGAACAATAACAGGTCCTTTATTTTCATCGGGTCTAAAACTAATTGACCTCATATCAAATTTTGCTAATTCTAAACCTACGCTCATTTATTACGTATATATTTACTTATTTATACTATATATTAAAAAATATAAATTTTACAAACGCATAATTATGTTCAATATATTTTACTAGTGTTTTTTGTTATTATATTTTATTAGTTTAAAAAATAATAAAAATATGTATTTAAATAATTAAGTAATCGACGATGGATATTTGCGATGAGCCGCCTATTTTCGGAGAAAGTACATTTTCGTTAAACTACAGGAAAATTAACACTCATGATTTCTTTAATTCTTTAGAAGAATCTGAACTTGGTATAATAAACAGTAAAAACTATATTCCCATATATGAAAACTATTTTAATTTAAATGAGACAAACTATAACTCTATAAATTTAAATCAGAGGTTTTATGTTTCTGCACTATCCGGTGTTGTAGATAAAAATAATATACAAGCAGCTGTAGTAGATGTTTTTAAAAGCACGCCAGAATCTTTAACAATTATTCATAAACCTATTTTTATAAAATTTTCCCCCTTGGTAGACCCTGTTAAATATATGTCGGGAAAATATGAAAATTTAAATATTGACGAGGAAGTTTTAAATATTCCAACATTATCAAAACTTGAAAAAAAAGGGCATGTAAAAGCAAATGATAAAAATAATGCTGCATATGTTGATGGATTTTTTTCATACTTATCTAGTCAAGTTTTAAACTGTCATGATTTTATTCATGGTCTTAATTTTTACGGTTCTTTCAATGCTATTAAAAAAGAATTCTACTATAATGCAATCGATGACATAGATTATTTGGATAAGAATCCCTATTTTAATAAAAATAAAAATATTCTTTTTGAGATTGAAGATGTTGAATACGTAGATGATGATGGTAGTGTCCACAGCGATAATGATAGTAACCATTCAAATTATGCACATAGAGAACAAAAAAATACAAGAAATAAAAAAGAAAAAATTATAATAAGTGTAAATGAAAATACAGAAGAGGCTGACAATATTATTGTTCATGAAGACTTTGATAAAGTTAGTACTGAACTAAACTCTATATTTAATGTATCTTCGGATAATATAGAAACACCTCTTGTGGAATGTGATGATAACTTGTCATCTGTTCAACTAGATGATGTAGTGGCTAGTGATGTAGGTGTAGTTGATGGAATAGATAGTATTGTATTAAATAAAGATTCTCGCACTAATAATGACAATGATAGTTGTGATTCATTTACCTCGGACTCATGTTCTTCTCGTTCTTCATATACAAATGATAGCCAAAATGGGTCAGGAAGCGACTGTGACATTGATGATATTATATGCCTTGATGAGATAGACCAGGATCTAGGTGTAAAAAAATCAAATAAAAAGTCAAATAAAAAGTCAAAAAATAATTCAAAAAATAATTCAAAAAATATTTCAGACAAATCTTGCAGTGGTAGCGATGGTGAAGACGATGGTGAATGTAACGATGAAGGTTGCGATGCTGACAGTATGGGCGACGAAGGTGATGAGGATGACGATGAATACGAAGATGACGAAACACTGTGGGCAACAATTAAAAATTTCCCCGTTTCAGCAATAATGTTGGAGAAATGCGACAACACTCTTGACTCGCTTATGATGCAAGAAAAAGAAATGACCGAAAATGAATGGAGGTCGGCTCTTATGCAAATAATTATGACGCTTATTACATACCAAAAGTTATTTGGATTTACACATAATGACTTACACACGAATAACGTAATGTTCATATACACTGAAAAGGAATACCTATATTATCGTTTTAATGGTAAATACTACCGCGTACCTACATACAATCGCGTTTTTAAGATTATTGACTTTGGTCGCGCTATTTATAAATATAAATCGAAAGTTATATGTAGCGATAGCTTCAGTATGACGGGTGATGCTGCTACGCAATATAACTGCGAACCCTATTTTAATGATAAGAAGCCGCGATTAGAACCGAATTTCAGTTTTGATTTATGTCGCCTCGGGTGTTCTATTTTTGATTATTTTATTGACGACATGAGTAGTGTTGCTTCTATATGTAAAAAAGAGCCTTTGGCTAAGTTAATAGTAGAATGGGTTACCGATGACCAGAATAGGAATATTTTATATAAAGCGAATGGTGAAGAACGTTATCCTGATTTTAAACTTTATAAGATGATTGCTCGAAATGTTCATAACCATACACCTCAAGCACAACTATCAAAACAGATTTTCGCGGATTACGAGTTTCCTAAGAAAAAAGTCAAAACAAATCATAGGATAATAAATATTGATAAAATGCCGTCTTATATGGATTAGACATTTTACAAATACACATATAAGTAATTGTAACATTTACTATTACTTATATACATAATACCGCATTTAAAATCCAGGTGCACCTGTGAATACATCTGGCTTATTTCCTAAAATAACAGGAGATTCATTAAACTGTGTTACGATAAAATGACCCAGAATATAACTAACAAAAACAATAGCCGCATCTCGTAGAGCAGTCTTCATTGGTTTTGAATCTGGTGCTTCATCTTCGCTAGGTTTTGAAATAAACCTTATTTCTATGAATTTTGCTAAAAGAAAGATACATGCAACAATTCCGGCCGAAACATATAAGTTGTCCATTTACTATTTACTATTTACTTTATAAGGGAATAATCTATTACAAGTTTTTACGAATAATAGTTAATAGTTAATAGTTAATAGTTTTTATTTTAAAATTAAAAATCTTCAATTAAAGGAATCTCTTCTATTTTTAAGTCAATATTACTGTCATTATCATCGTCGTCGTTAGGGAATGGGTCAACACTTAGCTCGACATTATCTCCAATATTTAGTTTAACATTATCATCA